GTCGGGATGGGTAATGAAGGCGTTTACTCGGTCGTTCTAAAAGACATCACGGAAAATGTTGACGTATATTTCACTTTCAAGCGTAATGTCCAATGGGAAGATATCGACCCAAAGAAGGAGAAGGAACTAGATAAAATAATCAAAGCCAGAAATAACCCTAAAGCTAAATCTGGCTTTAAAAATATCATCGCTAAACGGCTCGTTAAATTTATTAATAAAAACCTATAACTATGTCACTAAAAATCAACCAAGTATTCAAACGAATACAAGACAACAAGCGTGAGCAAAGACAACTTAAAAAAATCTATAAGGACGCTCTCTCGGTCAACGCCGAGTACCAAGATGTGCTAGAGAGCCTAAAAGCCCTAAAGAACAAGCAGAAGCAGATTGAAGCCAGCGTCAAAGCCGACTTTAAAGAGGAGTTTGATAAGTTAGAAAGTTTGAAGCTTAATATTACCTCAGATAACCAGATGATATCAGACCTAGCCCTTATCGACTTAGTTAGTGGTAAATCAGTTGAGTTAACCGATGAGAATAAGACGGAGTACGACCCATTGTTCACTGTAAGGTTTAAGAAAAAATAACTATTAATTTTATGATTAGAGCAAAGTTTAAGTGTATCGAGGGTGGCGTAAATGAGTCGGGCAGATTTTTCAAGCTCAGACCAGTAACTAGCGGTAGCGATGAAAATAAGAATTTCTACAAATACACCCCAGCTGGTCTTATCGAACAGTTGATTGTAAATGATAATGTTTACTTCGAAGTTGGCAAGGAATATGACGTTGATTTCTCAGAGGTAGTGGCTATCAGTGCGATTGAGGAAACTAAATAACTATAAACGTTAAAATAAAATAAAATCTATGAGCTCATTTAATAGCTTCGTCAAGAACCAAATCAAGACTAAGAAGGTTAGAGATAACAAATACCACTTCTGGTACGTGATACTTAAAAGCCTCTTTAGTTTCGCTGGTCTGGTTTCTTTGTTTATGTGTATCTATATGGGGGGTCTGCCAGAACTGTATTTTATCGGCTTAATCTCCCTAGCACTCGGTGAGCTCGTATTTTTTATCGACCAGTCGTGGTATAATTAAATAGGCTAAGGAAACATTTGTTTGGCTACTTTCAGGGGAGATGATTAAGGGATGACTTATTATCTCTCCCAAAAGCACTCAAACATTTTTTTACCAAACTAAGGTAAATTTGACAAAACAGGCTTTTACTACAAATCTATGGCGATTGAATACAGGGGGGAAAGAAACAGCGGAGTGTTCACCAGAGCGGACAAGATTAAGTTCTTAGCGTTCTATATTGCGTGTTACGGAAACCTCAGCAAGGCGACACTACAATTTCGACAACTTAAACCAGCATCTAAGTTCGGTCGCTTTAACAGGCAGACCGTTTATGCGTGGCGTGATAGTAATACTATTTTAGATGACAGCAACGGTATGACCTTCGGCGATTACTTTTTAAACTGTGAGAGTAAGATACTTGAGGACACGGATGAGTTTTTAAAAACTAAGATTTACAATAAGAAAGATTTAAAGGCGATGTGTTTTTTCTTAAAGCACCGACACCCTGATTACCAGCAAAGACTTCAAGTCAATGAAGGCGGAGCAGAGAGTCGAGAACTTTTAGAGCAAATGAACGCTATGATAAAAGATGTTCAAACCAATACTACCCCAACTAAGCGAGTCGAGGAGAGTCGCCCTGAAAACCCTACTACATAGTTTTGTAATTGAAGGGCAACCAGCGGATGAGGTTTGTTCATACGGACAGTTAGTAATCTTTGACGCTTTAATCTTTAGGGACAACAAGAGGGTTCAAATCATCTGCTCTACCCAGTATGGTAAGACTTTGTTTGTAGCTCTGGCTTGTATTATCATCGCTTGTGTTCAGGGAGAGATAGTCGCCGTAGTTGCTCCATCAACCGAGAAGGCAAAACTAACAATGCGATACTTCGTTGAGCATTTAGGTGACGCTCCGTTCTTTGCCACTCGACTTGAGAAGAACACCCGATTAGACAGACTGCGTCAGGAAGATAGCAAGACCAGAATTATCTTAAATAATGGCGGTGGCATTTTCGTGGTATCATCCCAAGAAAAGAACTCGAATAAATCAATCGAGTCAGCTATGGGTCTAGGCTCGAAGATTGTTATCGGCGATGAGTATAATTTAATTAGTGATAATAACGAGGCAACCATCTTCCGTATGATTGCTGGTAAAGGAGCGGACGGCTTCTACTGTAAGATTGGTAACCCCTTCTATTCCGCTGAGCCATATAGCCATTTTAAAAAGAGTTGGGAAAACCCAGCCTATCACCGTATCTTCATTGATGATGTGATTGCCGTGTCCGAAGGGCGGTATAGCCAAGAGTTTTTAGATGAAGCCAGCACTAAGCCCCTCTACTCGATTTTATATAAGTGCGAGTTTCCACCGCTGGATGAGTTAGATAAGGACGGCTACCGTCAGTTGCTTACCCCTGAGCAGGTCAAATTTAAGCCTGTGGCAGAGATTAAGCGACTCTTTGCTGAAATGACACAGGACGAACTTAGTCGAGGCGTGAAGCCGACTAGAGTCAAGCTAGGCGTTGATATCGGTGGCGGTGGTGATAAGAGCCCCTTCATCGTGCGTAAGGGTGGCTTAGCCTTCATTGCTCGGATGACTAACGTGCGTGATACGATGGTAAACGTGACCGTAGTTGAAGAACTGATTGAGGAGTTTGACATATTAGACGAAGATATTGCGATTGATGATATTGGTATTGGTCGAGGAGTCTGCGATAGATTGATTGAACTAGGTCACGCCGTTAATAGCGTATCAGTCGGTATGCCAGCAGATGATGACGCAACCTACGCTAACATCAAGGCTGAGCTATTTTGGAGATTAAAGGACTGGTGTTTAGTTGGTGGAGAGATTGACGACAGCACCGATATGAAGCAGATATTTTGGATTAAGTGGAAAATACAGACGGGAGAACGTAAGATTATCTTAGAACCTAAGGAGTTCGTAAGACGCAGACATAAGAAATCACCCGACTACGCTGACGCTTTAGCATTAACATTTTACGAGCCTCCGTTTATCGGATGGTTATAATCTATGTCACAACCCGAAAAAGAAATCATTGATATCATTACTAACGAGTGTAAGTTCACTCCGTTCGGCGTTCTGACTCTTGAGCTCATCGTAAAAGACGGAAAAGTTGTGCGAGTGGAAGCCTCCACGACTAAGCGGTGCTACAAAGTCAATGAAGCTACCTAAAATTTATTGACGGTATATTTATATTTTGGTATAATTAGAGAGTCAAGGTTTTGTTTCCAAATTTAATAGCCGAATTAGTATCGAATTTTTAAACTACACGAGAGTCATCTCGCATAAGATACTAGCTAGGTTTTCTTACAACCGCCCGTTGTATAGAAGAACTAATAACGAGCAACTGCTAGGAATAAGCTAAAACTTATTTTAGGCACTTGCTCGTTTTAGTTACCCAAAAATACTATGAGTTTTATTTCTAGAATAAAAGGAGCTTTCGAACAATTAGTTGGTACATCAGACGACAAGGTTAACTTGTTGTTTCAAAGTGGGGCGAAGGGCGTAAACATCAGTTACTTAACCGCTTACGAAAAATCAATCTACATCAATAAGGCGTTAGAAAAACGTGCGACTAAAGTTGGTGAGATTGAGTTTACCGCTAAGAAAGGCGACACTGAAATCGTTAATGCTCCGATACTAGAACTGTTAGCAAAACCAAACCCGTTAATGACTCAAAGCCAATTTTTCTCAATGTGGCAGAAGTACAAAGATATCTTCGGTGAAGTTTATGTTTGGAAGAAGAAAGGGGCGGAGTTATTTGCTAAGTCTAAAGTTAGTGAACTTCACTTACTAATGCCGATGGGCGTTAAGAAGTATTACAATACGGACGGCACAATCTCCTATTACACTTACACTACCGAGGGTGGAAGCGAACAGCGTTACGAGATAGATGAAATTATTTACGACCGCCGACCTAACCCCCGTGACATCCGTCAGGGTATTTCGCTTTTAAAGGCTGGTATCTTAACTATCTCTAGCTCACTTGAAATTGAGAAACTACAATATGAAATCTTAAAGAACGGCGGTAAGTTAGACACCGTCATTTCGTTTAAGGAACGAGATAAGCTTACTAAATTACAGACTGAGGAACTTCGAGAAAAATATACGGAGAAATATGCCGAGGCTAAACGCACGGGTGCTCCGATGTTTTTGGGTGGTGACGTTCAGGTTAACAATTTGGGTCTTAACCCAGCGGAGTTAGGCTATCTAGAAGGCAAGAAAATGACGCTTGATGATTTATGTATCTTAACCGAAGTACCTAAGCCACTTTTAGCGTTAGCCGAAGGCAGTACGTTTGATAACGCTGACCTTGCCCTTCGTTCGTTCTTAAAGGAAACCATTTTACCAGAACAAAAATCAATCGGCACATTACTAAACTCGGATGTTGATTTAGCTTCTGATTTTAAATTAGATATCGTTGATAAGACCCCAGAGAATATAGACGCAAAAATTAAATTAGCCGAAAATGGCTTTGGTAAATACTTAAGCGTTAATGAGATAAGAGAAATCTTTGGACGTGACCCAATCGAAGGCGAGGGTGGCGATGATGTCTTAGTACCGTTTAATATGACAACTCTAAGCAGTGTAACCGCTGAGCCCGTTGCTGAGGCTACACCTGCCCCAACACCAGCTGACCCTAATGCTAAAGGTGCGTTTGCTCACCCCCTTCAAAATAAAGAGTTTAGAGCCAAATACTATAATCAGTTTTTAAAGAAGGCAGATAAGAACGAACTGACTTTTAAACGAGCCTTCAACTCTTATGCTCTAAGCCAAAGAGAACGGGTAATTGAAAAGGTTAACAAATATGTTCGAGCCTATAATAAAGCCAACGTTGAAGATTTGTTTGATGTCGATATGGAAATATCTATCGGCGTAAAACGCTTAATGCCAGTGATGATGGAGATTGCTAGAAAGTCAGGACAAGACGCAATCAATCTAGTCGGCGGTAAAAGAGATTTCAACCTAAACGCCAACCTTCACAGTTGGTTAGATAATAAGGCTAAGATTTTCTTAAAGCAGGTTAATGAAACAACCTTTAACCAACTTAAGACCCAGTTTGCTGAGAGTGTCAGTTCAGGTGAAACATTTTCAGATTTAGCAACTCGCATTAAGGGGACGTATAAAGATATTACAACAGGCAGAGCCTTCACTATCGCTCGCACAGAAACTAACGGCATTATGGGTAAATCAACCCTAGACGGCTATGACCAAGTTGGGATGAGAATAAAGATTTGGGTTCACTCTGCGTCCGATAGTCCAAGAGAAGAACACGAAGCAATGGATGGAGAGGAACAACCGCTAAACAGTCCGTTCACTAATGGCTTAATGTTCCCAGGTGACCCAGCAGGAAGCCCAGAGGATGTAATAAATTGTCATTGTACCATCTAAATTACTAGAATAAACATAATTTTATATGAAGAAGTTTTATCAACTACACAACAAATCGTTGGAGAAAAACAAAGTGAAGAACTTGAGTGAGCTTTGGGAAAAGATGAAAGCCAAAGGTTATAAGGGCTTGTCTGTTCCTGTTAACACTAAGTTTGTTAAATCAGCGGAGAGCGATAACAAATATCACGCTATCTTCTCGACTGCGAGCGTTGACCGCCACGGCGATATTGTTGAGCAGAATTGGTTACTAAAGAATTTTAAAAACAACCCAGTTTATTTAGACAGTCATAACTACAATTCTATCGAGAAAATCATCGGTCGTATTGATAAGATTAAGGCTAAGGGCGTGTTAGAAGGTGATATTATTTTTGCCACTGTTAACCCACTCGGACAATTAGCGAAAGATTTAGCAGAGGGTGGCTTCTTAAATACTTCGAGCGTTGGGTTTATTCCTAAGAAGTTCGATGATAAGTTTGAACGTATAATCGAAAGTGAATTGTTAGAGATTAGTGCGGTGTCTGTACCTGCTAATGCCGAAGCACTTTACGAAAAAAAATATGGTAAATCAACTAAAGATGTTACACCTAGCGGTGAGGGGGACGCACCAGAACCTCAAGAC